ACACAACAAACGCCGTAGCCGTTGCGCCTGAGGTTGAAGCCCCTGCGGTGGAAGCTTCGCGCCCAACAGTTACAGCACCAATTTATGCCAAGCCACGTTTAGAGTTCACCAAGGCTAAATACCTTGAAAACACTCTACGTGCAAAGTTCCTTGGCGATGACGATGCAGCGATGTATGTCCGCGCTGCCGACAACGAAACAACTACTGCACCTGGCATGGTTCCAACACGTCAGCTAACAGAGATTATTAACCCACTATCAAATGCAGACCGCCCAATGATTGATTCAATCAGCCGCGGAACCCTACCTGATGCTGGCCTTGTATTCCAGATACCTAAGGTAACTGCTGTACCAACAGTGGATCAGATTGATGAGAATCAAGCAATTGCTGATTCACAACTAACTGCATCTTTTATCAACGTTGATGTAAAGCCATTTAAAGGCCGCGCTATCACAACTGTTGAGCTAATTGATCGCTCAAGCCCAGCATTCTTTGATGAGCTTGTACGTCAAATGGAGTTTGCTTACGCAAAAGAAACTGATTACTACGTAACTGCTGAAGTTGCAAACGATGGCGTTCTAAACGCAGATGCAACAACTGAAGATAAGACAGGTCTATTGACTTACGTTGCAAACGCCGCTGGTGCAATCTATAAAGGAACACTTGGCTTTGCTCGTAACATTGTAGTATCACCTGAGCAATGGTCAAAGATTATGTCCTACGAAGATGGTGGCCGACCAATTTACATTGCATCAAATCCACAAAACAATGGTGGAGTTCTTTCACCAGATTCAGTTTCAGGAACAGTTGCAGGCTTAACCCTTCGTGTTAACCGCCAAATTAGCGGAACAGGCGCAACAGGTCTAGGCGATTACTCAATGGTAGTTGTCAACCCAGATTCATATCAATGGTTTGAATCACCACGCTTCCAGCTACGTACCAATGTAAACAGCGATGGCACAATTGACTTGCTGTACTACGGATATGGTGCATTAGCTACCAAGGTTGGCGCTGGTGCAAACTGGTTCAACAAGTCCTGATCTAACTAACTAGATCGTAGAGTTACCCCGGCGCACAGCCCTTGCGCCGGGGCTAACATTAGAAAGGAAAGACAATGCCGGCAGTTTATGTTACCGAAGCTGAATTACGTAGCGCACTTGGAATTGGTGCATTGTATTCATCTGCCGTTGTTGAAGAATGCTGCCAAGCAGCTGAAAATATAGTCAAGGATAAACTTTGGTTTAATGACCAGCCAGTTACAGCTTTAGAAGGATTTGGAACATACGGCAAGATTTATTTGCCTAGCACAGCAGACCAATTCTATGTTGGTCAAGTCGTAACAGTAGAAAACGTGCGCCAGCATTTTAATGGCAGTAGAACGTTAACAGCTGTTAATGGCGATTCATTAACTTTTGATTTAGGTCAACCTGTTACAGAGCCGTACCACCTAGTAGTTCCTTTTGGTCGCGTTTACGCTCCTACTAACATTGATTACGAAACACTAGCTGAAGTCAACCTAGCATCACTTATGATTGCTATTGACATTTGGCAGGCTCGCCAAACTTCAAACGCTGGTGGCATTTCCCCAGACTTTCAACCTTCGCCGTATCGCATGGGCAATACACTAATGGCACGTGTTCGCGGTTTACTTGCGGATCACTTAGCGCCGGGCGGTCAAGTAGGATAATGTCAGCAATCTCTACCCTACGAGGAACAATCGCAGCCGCGCTAACTGACAATACGGCGTGGCAGGTGTTTTCCTTCCCACCTGCCACACCGCTTGCTAACAGCATTGTGGTGCAGCCTGATGAGCCATACATTGAGCCAAGCAACGACCATTACAAGACAGTTAAGCCTAAAGTTAACTTCAAGCTCATAGTGTTAACCCCTATGTTTGATAACCAAGGCAACCTAATCAACATTGAAGATTATTACCTAAATATAGTAAATAAGCTGGAAGCATCATCAATTGCGTATACAATTGGTACTTTCAGCGCACCAGCGGTCTTAACCGGAACAGCAGGCGATCTGTTGTCCGGTGAAGTATCAATCAGCGTTCTATCCGATTGGAGTTAATATGGCTGATAATGACAAAGAGCGTGAGGCTTTTCTGATCAAGATTGGTCAGATTACCCCTAGCGCAGAAAAGAAAGAACCAAAACCAACAAAGAAAGATGAGGAGTAATCGTGGCGATTACGCTTAATAATAAGGTCGGATTAAAAATCAACGCGATTGACCTATCCGATCATTGTACATCAGTAACACTTAATCAATCTTTTGCAGAGCTTCCTGTCACAGCGATGGGCGATGCTTCAGAGAAGTTTGTAAAAGGCTTGGAAACAGCAACCCTTACTGTGTCATTTCTCAATGACCAGGCAGCTGCCTCAGTACTAGATACCTTGTCAGATGCTTTTGGTACAACTGTTGCTTGGAAACTTTTACAAGATTCAGCAGCAGCAGTATCAGCAACCAACAAACTATTTTCTGGTGATATTTTAATCAACAACCTAACTCCGATTAACGGCGCGGTTGGCGATATGTCCACACAGGATATTACATTTACTGTAAACTCAGTAGTAACAGTAGCCGACAGCGGCACGTTCTAATTTAACAAAGGGGCAAAAATGGCAAGTCTAAAAGTTGTAAGGGCAGATGGCACGGAAAGTATCCACGAGATAACACCGGCCATTGAGTTTGCTTTTGAATCTTATGCTAAGAAAGGCTTTTACAGAGCTTTCAGAGAAGACCAAAAACAGAGTGACATATATTGGCTTGCTTGGGAGTGTTTGCGTAGAGCAGATGCACCAGAGGTTTTTCCATTTGGGGATAAGTTTCTAAGCACTTTGAAGGCTGTTGAAGTACTTGGTGATGATTCCCCAAATGGCTAACGCGTGATTCCCTTACGTACAGAATAGCTCAGCTGTCTGTACATACAGGAATTGCGCCTAGTGAGTTTATCAACATGGATAGCAGTATGCTAAAAGCCATACAAGAAGTGCTGAAGAAACAAGCGGAAGATAGGAAAAATGCCAGTAGTAATAGAAGGGGTCGTAGGTCTTAAGAAAGCATTAAGACAGCTTGCCCCTGATATTAAGAAGGAAATGGACAAAGAAATCCGTGATGCTTTAAAGCCGATTATCAAGGATGCTAGGTCTAAGGTTCCAGGCACAGCTCCCGGCGGTTTGATTAACTGGAATGATCCTGGATATGAACGCAAGCCTAGAGTGCCTGGAAAAAAGCAAGCATTCCCATCTTATGACCAAACAATTATTCGTAGGGGTTTGACTTACTCAGTTGCCAATAGTCGGATGAAAAACTCTGGGTTTGTATCTTTGTTTACTTTGTTTAACAAATCGCGCACAGGCTCAATTATAGAAACAGCAGGGCGCGTAGGTTCTCCAAACCCTAGAGCTGCTTCAAACAACCCAGATGCAGGAAGAAGATTTATTGGCGCGATGAATGGTGTTGGTGGCCTAGTAGATTACGCTGGCAGAGGGCAAAAGTCTAAAGGCCGTTTACTTTATGCGGCGTACGCTCGCAATCAAGGCAAAGCTTTAAACGCTACGTTAATTGCAATTGAAAAGGCAAAAAGGAATCTAGCCAATCGTATTTTAAGCGATAGGAAGGCTGCATAATGGCATTAACTGAATCTGATATTAAAATCATTATTGCAGGTGAACTAAAGAAAAAAGGTTTTCAAGATGCAGAGAAAGCAACCAATTCTTTAGAAAAAAAATTCAAGTCACTAGCTAAAACAGTAGTAGCGGTATTTTCTGTACGTGAGGTTGTGCAGTTTGGTAAGGCTGCTGTAAAGGCTTTTGAAGAAGATGAAGTAGCAGCTAGACGTTTTGAATCGGCGTTAAAAGGTGTCAATTTAGGTTTTGCTACACCTGAGATAGAAAACTATTTAGAGAACTTAGAGAAGTTTACAGCCATTACAAAAGGTCAATTAAGACCTGCTTTCCAAACATTAGCTTCTACTACACGCTCAGTTGCTATGTCGCAAGACATTTTAAATACTGCCATAGATGTTTCAGCAGGAACCGGCGTAGAACTGCAAACTGTTGTAAACGATTTAAGCAAGTCTTTCTTAGGCAATAATGCTAGTTTGTCCAAGTATGAACTAGGACTTAGCAAGTCAGAGTTAAAAGCCAAATCTTTTAACGAAATACAGGAACTTTTAAACAATCAATTTAGTGGTCAAAGGGCAGCCTTCTTAGATACCTATGCTGGCAAGGTAAGTTTGTTACAGGCAAGTTATGAACGCATGCAAACAACTATTGGATCAGGCTTGGTTGATGCCTTTACTTTGCTATCTGGTGAAAATGGTATTGCAGGCGCTACTGATTCTATGGAACGTTTTGGCGTTGTCGCTGCCGATGTTATTCGTGGCGTTGGTGTTGCTATATCTGAAGTTCAAACCCGTATTCCATTTGTTAATAGTTTTCTTGATCCTACTAAGTTCTCAGGTCTTTTACAGTTTGTAGACATCTTAAGACAAACAGGAGAAGCTTCAAGACCATTGTTCTTCCCCGGTGGTGGTATTGGCAAGCCAGGAGTTGACAAACAACTTGCCGCTATTGAAGAAGCAGCAATTAAACGTGAAAAAGAATTAGAAAGACTAAGATCAAAGCAACTGAAAGAACAAACCAAGTTAAACAGATTAAAACAAATCAGTTTGATGCTGATTCAAAAAGAATCACGTTTTGATTTAAATAGAATCCAACTAGCTGCTGCCTTGCAAGGCAAACTAACAGATGAAGAACGCAAACGCGTTGAAGAGTTGATGTTGATTGAAGACATTAAGCAGGCTATTGCTGAAAAAGATGTAGATAAAGCCGAAAAACTACTTGATGAATTGAACAAGGTTAGAACTGAAACAGAAGCTCTAGCCGAAACATTACTAGATTTAGAGGCAGGCAACCCGTTTTCCAAGTGGCCTGAGTATTTTGAATCGGCTAAACAAAACCTTAAAGACTTGTACGACACACTAGCCAAGCAACAGTTAGCTTTAAATGAATTAATGTCAAGTATTGCCATTAGTCGCGCTAATGCTAATGCAAATGTTTTAACTGCTAAGATTGATAAATCTACGGCTTTTAGTGAAGCCGCCGATGCTTCACGTGTCTTTGCTGAAATATCCTCGGCGGATGCAGCAGCCGCGGCAGCTCAGGCAGCGGCAGCAGTTGCAGCGGCAATCACAGCTGAGGAAAAGGCAGCAGCCCAGGCAGCAGTAGATGCCTCTAATGCTTACGTAGATGCAACAACCTTGCTTACAGAAAGCCT